ACAGGCGAGACGCGGCTAGGACCGAACGGACGGCAGCAGATGGTCTGCCGCGTGAATGGAGCTGACCTATGAGGATCGACCCGACAGAGATCCGCGCCGCACTCGACGCGGCCGACACGGCGCACACGATGCTCGCGCGCAGGTCGCGCGCCATCATCGACGCAGCCAAGGGCGAACGGTCCCTGCGCGCCCTCGCGCGCGCCATCGGTCTTTCCCCGACGTACCTGTCCCTTTGCCACACGGGCAAGACCGCGCTCTCGCCTGGCGCGTGCCGGCGGCTGCTCGACCAGATCGGGGAGATCAGGCGATGAGGTCTCTATCGGTCTGCTCAGGCATCGAAGCCGCGACCGTGGCTTGGCATCCGCTCGGCTGGAAGCCCGTCGCGTTCAGCGAGATCGAGCCGTTCCCGTCTGCAGTCCTTAAGCACCACTACCCGTCTGTCCCGAACCTCGGTGACATGACCAAGCACGAAAGCTGGCCTATCGATGTGGGAGCAATCGACCTTCTCGTGGGAGGAACCCCCTGTCAGTCATTCTCCGTCGCAGGACTCCGCAAGGGACTCAGCGATCCGCGCGGAGGACTCATGCTTACCTACCTTGAAATCGCTCGGCGTCTTCGGCCTCGATGGGTTGTGTGGGAAAATGTCCCCGGCGTCCTGTCATCCAACGGAGGACGGGATTTTGGTTCCTTCCTCGGGGCGCTGGGGGAACTGGGGTATGGGTGGGCCTACCGGGTTCTGGACGCTCAATGGGTGCGAACACAACGGCATCCCCGTGCCGTCCCGCAGCGCAGACGCAGAGTCTTCGTTGTTGGTTGCCTCGTTGAGCGAAGTGCTGGAAACTGGGACGCTGCCGCAAAAGTATTGTTTGAGCGCCAAAGCGTGCAGCGGCATTCTAAAAAGAGCGGAGCGGCGCGGGAAGAAATTGCCTCAGATGTTGAAGGACGCGCTGGAACAAAATGCGTTGCTATTCAAGGCAACCTAATTGGGCGTGACAAAGGTGGGCCGACAGGCGTAGGCGCATCAACAGACGGTGCTATGTACACCATGACAAAAGCAGATGTGCATGGGGTAGCACAAGCAATGACCGTGCGCCGCCTAGCCCCACGCGAGTGCGAACGACTACAAGGTTTTCCTGATGATTACACGCTGATTCCTTGGCGCAAAAAGGCAGCAGAGGATTGCCCTGATGGGTCAAGGTACAAAGCCTTGGGAAACAGCATGGCGGTAAATTGCATGGAGTGGATCGGTGAACGCATTGCAGCCGTTGAGGCAGAGAAGGAAACGACATGAGCGACCTGAGAGACATAGCGACATTGTGCAAAGAGATTGACTGCCTGACGGCACAGGTGGACACGCTGCGAGGCCTGTTGGACTACGAGCCGGAGACTGGAATCTTTCACTGGCGGGTGCAACCTAGCCGTAATGTCAAAGCAGGCGTAATCGCGGGGACGCTCAACCACGATGGTTACATTCGCATCATGGTCAATGGCAAAAAATTCCTTGCCCACCGCCTCGCTTATTTGCATTTTCACGGCGTGTGGCCCGAACAACAAATCGACCATCTCAACGGCGACAAGAGCGACAATCGGATAGCCAACCTGCGTGACGTTTCTCCGTCTATCAACTCGCAGAACCAAACGCGCCCACGAAAGAGCAACGCTTCCGGTTTTCTTGGGGTTTCGTGGAACAAGGACAATAAACGTTGGATGTCCAAGATCAAGGTCAACGGACGAAGTCAGCACCTTGGCTATTTCAGCAGCCCGGAAGTTGCCCACGCGGCTTACTTGGCGGCAAAATTGCGACTCCACCTGGGCGATATTCGCCACTTTTCGAGACTTCCATCATTACCGATACCAACAACTTTATTTGAGAGGACGGCATGAGCGATCACGAAAATAACCGATGGGCGCGACCGACAATGGAAGACGTTTCATGGGAACACGCAACAGGCATCCCTGCGTTCCTCAACGAGCGCGGCATCAGGGAAGGGCTGGCAAAGCATGTCGGCTTGCCGGCAATGATTATTGTTGCTGGCGACCCCATGCTGCACCGCGTTGACGAGGGTGACGGCAACCCCGTGTTTCAGTACTGGCGGTCATCCGTGTACCTCGTCAGTTCAACGCCTACGGGGATTGAAGGAACACGGTTTACAAGCCTGTGTGTCCGCGACCCGGATGACACTATTGAATCCGTGCGCGACGAACTGCTTAACAAGTGTGTCAACTTTATCACCAAGTGTGAACCTTCAACCAAGATCAAATATGTCTCGTAAATTACCGATTGGCTGCTGCCGCCATCCGCAAACGGAAAAGTCGAAAATGAAAAACACCGACATTACCGCCCAAACACTGCGAGGCCTGCTGGACTATGACCCCGACACCGGAATTTTTCGGTGGCTGGTGAGTCGCTCAGGGATACAAATGGGCGCGGTCGCGGGAACGGGAGCGGTCAGCGATTGCGGCTACATTCACATCAAGGTCAACGGGACGAAATTCAGGGCGCACAGATTGGCATGGCTGTACACGCATGGAACGTGGCCCGACCATCAGATCGACCACATCAACGGGAATCGGGCAGACAATCGGATAGCGAACTTGCGTGATGTGTCACAATCCACAAACATGCAAAATCAGACGCGCCCACAAAAAAGCAACACCTCCGGCTTTCTTGGCGTGTCGTGGCACATTGGCAAAAAGCGTTGGGATGCGCGGATCAGCGTCAATGAACGAAGTCAGCACCTTGGCTCCTTCGACACCGCGGAGGAGGCCCACGCCGCTTACCTCGCCGCAAAGTTGCGACTACATCCAGGCGATGTTCGAAACCTCACAGGACTTCCATCATGACTAACCCGCCAACATCGCGATCACCCCTTGGCTGCTTGACCGTAACTTTTCGCAAATACGGCGACTCAGCCATTATCTACGACGAAGACGGAGGCCAAATCGCACAGATATTCGCGCAGGTACAGAATTCTGAAATCAACGACCGCATCAGAGTCTCTATTCGGGCTGAAAAAAAATACAAAATCGTAAGACATAAGGACGGGACGGCATGAGTTCACCAACACCAGGCTATTACGAATCGCTGTTAAACGAACGCGGCTTAGTCGTGACGCACTTACGCGCACAGATCAGGGACATTCAGCACCATTGCAAGATGCTTGGTGTAATTGGCGGGGCATTAGAATCAGGCGCAAAGTTCGACCACAAAGCGGCAGGGTTTGAGATCAGACAATTGCTTAACATCATCAACCGGAGAATCACATGAAGAAGATGCTGCCATATATCGTTGAGGGAATTCGGACTGACAAGGAAGCGGGAATGCGACAGGTTGACATTGCTGTGAAGTACGGCGTGTCAACAGGTGCTGTGTCTCGCGTGTTGCGTGGTAGCCGGCACAAAGCCAAGGTTGCCAATGCCAACTCCTGACGATGGTTTTTGCGGCGTTCCTGCTGGGGGGCGTTCCCCCGGCAGGGACGTTTTACTTCTTGAATTACGAATCAAATTGCTTGAAGCGCAACTTGCAAAAGCGCAAACGGAAAGCGACTGTTTAAGGGAAACAATAAGAAGTAAATTTGTTGAAAAACTTGACAAGGTTTGGTACGAGGGGGAGGGATGATCGAACTTGAAGACATCGTTGATCGCATTGCGACCTCCGAGTCAACCGATCCGCTGTTGCTTGAAGCGTCTGAAGAAATCAAATACTTGCGGCTTGAACTTGCTCGCGAGATAGCCAACCGATACAAGGCGCGTGGAACCGATGATGATTGAGTTTCGCGTACCTGGTGTCGCCGCTCCGCAGGGCAGCAAGAAGGCGTTCAGGACGCGAGGTGGACGCATTGCCCTCGTAGAGTCCTGCTCTCGCGTGAAGCCCTACAGAGCGACGATAGCCCTTGCAGCGCGTGAGGTGTGGGCTGAAAGCGCAACGCACGGGACGGTAGGCGTGTCAATCGCGTTCACGTTTGTCAGGCCGAAGAGCCACTACAACGCGAAGGGTGTGCTTCGCGCCGGCGTCGCAACCCACCCAGGCAAGGGAATCGGAGACATTGACAAGTTGTGCCGGGCAGTGCTTGATGGTCTTACGGGCGTTATTTACGCCGATGATTCGCAGGTCGTAAGTCTTGTTGCCACCAAGTCATACGGAAATACTGCTGAATCTCGCATATCCATTTACATTACAGGTTGACAGTAGGTTGCTTGTTGGTATATTTGACACATTGACACACGTTGTGTCAGTCGTGCGCGGCGTTCCGCGCAGTCACTAGAGAGGACTTCACATGCAACGTAGCGAAACAATCGGAGAGTTGGCGAAGGCATTGGCGGCGGCAAACGGCCACATCAAAAACCCCAACTTGGACGCGGTCAACCCGCACTTCAAGTCGCGGTACGCCAGCCTAGGTGCGATCATTAACGCGGTACGCGCACCGCTTGCAGCGCACGGTATCAGCGCAGTTCAGACTGTCAGCAATGACGGCGGCTCGGTTGGCGTGACCACCACCCTGCTGCACTCAAGCGGGGAGTGGATGGCCGAAACAATTTGGTCTGCCCTGCCTGACCGCGCAACGGTGCAGCAGTTGGGGTCGAGCATCACCTACCTGCGCCGTTACTCGCTTGCAGCCATCACCGGGATTGTCGGCGAGGAGGACGATGACGGCAACGCCGGCAGCAGCGGCGACCGTAATGACCGCCCTGAGCCTCGCAAGACGTTCAAGTCAACAGAAGCCAAGGGTGCGCCTGTCGCCGCTCCTAAGCCATCTGCGCCCCCTGCAAAGGCAGCACCTGCTAAGGCAGAGCCTGTCAAGGACAGAATCGTTGCCGATGCGTACCCCGAAGAGTACGCCGGGGTGTTCAAGATCCTGCGCGTAGTGGCGCGACCAGGCAAGCCTTACGCTATCCAGGCCGAGGGCGAGCATGGCGTTGCGTGGATTGCGACCAGCGTGGAGGAGTACGCTAAATTGCTAAGTGACACTATTGGCAACTCCATCACACTCGACGTTGAGCGTATCGGTGACACCTTGCAGGTCATGCGCTGCCTCGGCAACGTGAAGGCCGTGAAAGAGGAGGTTCCTTTTTAGATATGATACGCCATCATGTCTAAAGAAATATGGAAACCAATTCCTTCTCGCCCCGGAATGCTTGCAAGTTCATTAGGAAGAATACAAGTGTTGCCATATGAAGTAATTACTCCGTTCAACAAACCGCGAACATATGCGGTTAAACCAACATTTGGACATATAAGAAAATCATCAAAGACCGCAAGGCATAAATACTTTGGTATTTCATTGCGTCGATTTGGGAATATGAAGATTCATCGGTTGGTGTGCGAAGCATTTCATGGGCCTGAACCGTCAAAGTTGTCAGTAGTAATTCACATCAATGAATGTGCAACTGATAATCGCCCAAACAATTTGCGCTGGGGAACACAACGAGAAAATCTAAATATGCCAGGATTTGTCGCATATTGCAAATCAAGAACTGGATTAAATAGCCCAGTTACAAAAGGTAAATTAAAGAAGATTACTAAATGAGTCTCTACGCAATCACATCCGAAATGCAATGTATCTTGGACGCAGTTCTTGATGGGGGTATTGACTCCCCCGAAACGCAGGACGCGCTGAATCAGCACCTTGCAGGACTTGACGGTGCGCTTGAAAGCAAGGCCGAGTCTTACGCAGGGTTCATCAAGGAACTCGAAATGCGTGCGGAGTCGAGGGGCAAGGAAGCCTCTCGAATCCGTGCGCTTGCCGCTGCCGACGATGCGCTGGCAACGCGCCTCAAGGAAGGCCTAAAGGCGGCAATGGAGCAGACTGGCAAACTCAAGATTGAAACCCCGCGTTTCAAACTGTCAATCGCCGGCAATGGTGGGAAGCAATCGCTTGAGGTAGACGATCCGTCTGCACTTGACCCGATCTTC